TTTTCGACCGTTGCGTCAATAATTTCTTTTAACCTGGCTTTTGCATCGACCGCCATTAACTATTAGCCCCTTTATCTTTGTGTATCTTAACAGTTTTGCTGAGCTTTTTTGTTTTCATTTGTCATTAATAAAGCCCAGACATTACAAACCCAACTGGAATCTGTGGTCTTGGATTGTTCCATGGGCGTGCTTCTGTGTCTTGGTTAAGAAGAGTTTGAAAATCAGCTAAAGCCTTTGCATCCATACCAGCATTGCCCATAGGCGGCGAACCATTTGAATACGCTAACGGAACTGAAGGCTGACCAGGAGGCAGAAGTGGTTTCCAATTTTGAGGGCCGCGTTCCGGTTCCGTAAATGGAAGCGTTGGTCCAAGGCCCCACCCTTCGCCGTATTTGATTTTATTTCTTGGGTCGGTTAATGGATTTGGTCGCGCTTGCGCCAGATAAGCATTATTTCCTCCCATTCCAGGAACATCACCACCGTTTAGGTATACTGGGTAAAACATTTCTTTTATTCCGTTGTTTTTATTTTACTCTTCTATGACCTCGTAATCAGCACTGTCGTTAAGTTTACTTAAAATTACTCCGTTACCCTTTAGCTTCCATTCCAGGATGTCTCCCTCTTGCCAGCCAAGGGTTTCTATAATGTCCTCCGGAAAAACAATAAACGATTCCCCGTTGTCGTCTTCTTGTACTTCCAAGATGTAGCTCATTTTGCCAAAAGCTTTTCAACAAGTTTATCAAGCTTCATGTTAATTTGTTTAAAATTGTCATGCATTTCTTTAATTTCCCTTAAAAAATCAACTTTTAAAACGTAGTCAATGGGTAATCTGTTCACTTTTTCCTCCAGGTTGTCAAGCTTTCTTTCTTGATTTTCTACTGCGGAAGTAAGTTGCCTGGCACGTTCCGAAAAACGGCCTAGAATTTTATTGGCAGTCCAGCTGCCACCGGATACGCCTGAAATAACAAGCGTTATAAATAGGGCTAGGTACTCTGGTCCCACAACTAAACTCTTTTTTAATATTCTAGACTTTAGTAATCAAGGTGAAGGTCTCCTTTCCTTGCTAAACCGGTTACCAACCAAACAAGAACGTCAACAGCCAATAACCCATGTTTTAATTGGTGAGTGCTGCCAAAAAGAAAGTCTGTCGTGAACGAAAAGATTAGATAAAAAAGATTCATTTGTGCTATCTGTTGTAAAAACATGTTCCGAGTCTTCTTTAAGGTCTTGAGTAATTTCTTCAAGAAATTCTTGCGTATCTAAAATAATAGTCATACAGATTGTTGTTGTTTATTTTTTAATAGTTGTTCAAATGCTGGCAAGTCATGCGTTTTAATTCGATGACAATTGGCACAAAGCACTTGGCATTTAACCATTTCATTTGTCAATTGCATAATACTAGTTGTATGCATTTGTGCAATATCACGAACTTTAGATACTGGATCAATGTGGTCAAAATCAAGTGCAGAAGGATGAACGTTGTAACCACAACATTCGCAACCTTTTTTTAATTTTTCAGCACGAATAATTTTAACGTTTCGTTTTTGTGTATTTTTAGCAGCCTGTTGACAACTAACCTTTCGCTTGGCCCAGGCTTCTGGGCTAAGCCAATTCATTTGAAAAGTTCCGTCTTTATTTATGCGAGATTTTCGTCGGTAAGCCAAAAATATATGACCGTCTTCCCTGGTCTCCCCATATTTCCAGGGGTTTCCTGTGACTGGATTAACGCGTTCCATCAATAATCCAGGTGAAGATCGCCTTTTCTGGCAAGGCCTGTTACTAGCCATACTAAAGCATCGACAGTGTCATCGTGACCGCTTACGCCAAAATTTGTAAGTTCTTCAAACATGTTTGTAAAGTTTCTAAACCGATTGAAGATGATTTTGCGATCTTCAAACATGCCTATAATGCCACGGAATCGTGCAAGCTTGTCTGCACGGAACCCTTTAACTGGGTGCCAAATCAGGTTATAAAGACCTTCACCATTCAAGCAAACCCGTTTGAAATCTGCTTCTAGGGAAGCTTGGTATTGAACAGCTTCTGACCAAACATCGCATGTTGAGTAGGTAGGGAAATAATTTCCGTTGGAATCAATACCAACAATTGACCAGTCATTTAACAATTCTTTCAGAGCATCTAGTTTTTCTAAGTTGCCCATGACGCGAATGCGTCTGTAATCAATGATGTGTATTACGTCTCCAATTCGTCCACCAAGGACAAATACCGTGTAGTCATTTTTTTCTTTAATACCAGCAGAAAGGTCCACACCAATTCCCAAGGCATCAAACTCTGTTGCAATTTCTGCCTTAACAATAAGTTCTGGCGCCAGTGAAAGTTCATTTTGTCTGACAATTTGATTCATGTATTGAAACGAAAAAGCAATAGGTGCTTGTCGTTTCTTTTCCTTTAGATAATCTAGCGACCACTGAGACGGCCAGTAGGAAAGTTCTTCTCCTGTTTTGGGATCATTTTGAATTGCAGAAAGGATGATCTGTGTCCAATTATTTTGTTCATTGAATGTTGTTGCGTGAATATCATCATGTCTAAATCTGGTGCCAAGGCAGATTGCGCGAGCACCTTCAAACATGGTGGGAGCAATCACAGCGTTCCAGTTATCCTGCATTGTTTTACGAATGTCAGGATTACTAATGTCCGCAGCAGATTTAATAGGGTCATCAATACATACCAAGTGTGAACGTTTAGATGTAACTGAACCCTTGAGGCCCGCAGCACATAAGGTAAATTGCTCGTCACCGGTGGTATCAATGCCTGCAAAGCGGTGGTCAATGGACCAATACTCATTGCTGGTTACGTTCTTCAGTAAGCGAACTGTTGGGAATACTTCTTGATATCGTTTGCTTTCAATAATTCGTTTGATGGTTGCCGACTTGGATCGCGCAATATCTACGGTGTAAGAAAGGTAAAGAATCTGTAGCGGTTTCTTGGCGGTGGTATGTACACCAATTGCCCATGCCGTAAACAAACCTAAGATTGTACTTTTGGCTGAACCCCTGGGGGCAAGCAAATCAATATTTGGTCCGCCTATTTTTGTAAGGCAAGCACTATCGTTATTTGTTACAAAATGTTTGTGCCAATCTTTGTGGTGCTCAGCGGGAGGTTTATCGGCTACGTAATCGCAAAAATAACCAAAGTCTTCTTGAGCACGTTTAATTTGCTCAATATTTTTTACTTCTTTGATTTGATGGTTCTTCGCTACTGCACGAGCATTCCTACGATAGGCAAGGTGAAGGTAGGAAGGCATGAATAAGTTTTAGGCAGTATTCAAATACTAACCTATTTCTTAGCTTTTTGTTCTTTATATTTGCGTGCTTTTTCCAAGGCGGCCTTGCGCTTTTCTTTATCGTTCATGTCGCTTCCGTCTTCTTTCTTTGCTTCCTTCTTTGTGAAGTGTGAAAGAAGTTCTGGTGGCATCTTAGAAGTAGCCATTAACCAAACGAACGATTTGCGTATCCGGCGCCCATGTTAATGCCCTGTGGGGGGCGTTGTCCTGGTTGGCGACGCCTTGCATCTTGCGAGAAGTTACCGGGGCCTTGTGGGGGATTTCCGGTGGGTGGTCTTCCAGGGGGGCGTTGTCCTGGGCGAGGCGCTCCTTGCGGTTCTGTGCTGCCGTCGCCACCAAACATCGCCGTGTAATTTGGTTGGGGCATGGCGGGCGAAGGTGCGCCTTGTTGAGGTTGAGCGCCTCCTTGCGGAGTATGCCTTGACATGTAACTGTTATATGCGTCCAGGGAGCTATCTCCGCCACCGGGACGATTAGGAGGCTGACCAGGTTGCGCTTGGGCTTGTTGAGTTTGGCCTACGTTGGCAACCTGTTGCTTTGCGTTTTCTAACGCATTCTGATAAAAGCCGGGGGCTGTGCCGCCCCCGTCACCAGAAGATGGGTATTTAGACGTTGCACCCATGATTACTTTTTAGTTTTCTTTTGCATTTCCCGAAGACGGGCCATCTTGTCCTTGGGGCTTTCCTTAGGGGGAACTGCTTTACCAGCGGGAGCTTTAGCGCCAGGGGCGGGTTTACCCTTGGGGGGCACGGCTTTACCAACGGGGGGCTTGCCTTTGGGCGGTACTGGAGCAGGCATGATATTTATGCTGTTGTTTTTATTATACCAAAGTTGACATCTTATTGTTACTCTTCCAATTGCATACGTGCCCACACTGCCATAGTGGCTTCATGTAGCGGAGATTCAATAGGATCATCTTTAAAAATAAACATGATCTCTCGAATGGCGCGATCGGCTCCGGCCATTAACAAGCCTTTGCGATCCTTGGAAGATGTAAATTCTTCCATTTGAATAATGGTGCCACGCAACTCTTTTTGCATTTGAGCAATACGCGCAACACCTGCGTCACGCTTGACTTCTCCTATTTCAACAGCGTCTCGTAACTTACGAATATCTTCCTGCATCTCATCAATTTCATCGGCCAGCACCTTGCGGTAATCTGGTTTTACATATTGATCCTTGACCCACTCTTCACACGAAGTAATGCTTCCCCTGTATCCAAGGAAGCGGGCATAGAGAAAACATTCAATTATGGAATAGCTTTCAGAGGCAAATGAAATAAAAGATTCTTGGGTGGCGGAGTCTAAATTGTCTACCCAAAAATCAAATAACTCAATATCGATAAGCTTGGTTGGCCTGTTGGTAGTCTCTTGCTTGATCTTGCTGTCTATACTCTTGGGCTTGAGTGTTAAGGGCTTCTTGTTGTTCACGGTTGGTTTTGGCTAATTTTGCCTTGGCTTCGTAAGATATGTTAGCCGCACTTTTATATGCTGCTTCCTGTTCAGGCGTAAAAAATTGATCGTAATCTTTGTTAAAACGTTCTTTATTGTAATTCTTTTGTTCTTCTTCTGAAAATGACCCCCATCGAGGATCGCTTTGGTAACTAAGATCAGCGGCCATTTTGCTCCATGGGGTCAGTTTCTTTGCTCAATAATTTTTGTTTGGAATATGAGTACGCAGCATCTGCTGCTGCTTTATATGCTCGCATTTGAGAATCAGAAGAGCCGTTGAGATTCCTTGTCTCATTAGCAGGATTTGGTTGGTCCAAGGCTTACGGCTCTTTGATTTTTAAATCAGAAATTGTTCATCATCTGAGCAAGACCCTGTGCGTAGATATTGGGGCGAGCCGAAATATCTTTGGCTTGTTGCTGACGAATCTTGGAGTTTTCTAGGCGACCAAGAAGGGTTTGGAAGTCACCAAGTGAAGCGGCGCCCATCCCGCCATACTGCTGTTGAAGTTGTTGCTTGGTAAGTACGTTTTTATCTTCTTCAGATAAACCAGAAAACCTGGGATCGTCGTAAATGCTGGCAGTCATGGTTCTTGTTGTTAACTTTTTAAATTATAGCAAGCTTGGTTTTAATTCCAAAAACCTGCTGTCAGATTGGACAACAATTGTCCCTGTGTACCTATCCTAGCAGTGGCCTGCGTTCCCTCATCTTTGATCTTTTGGATGTCTTTATCAATCTGTCCTTGCAGGTTGGTGAGGCCTGCGTTGTACATAAAGTCGCGTTTCTGACGCTGAGCATCCTGGAACTGTTGAATTTCGGCTGGCGTACCAGTGACCGAAGAAGGCATGGACGCAAAGCTAACGCCTGATGCTTTGCCAATATCACCGGCAAATGTCGGGTCTAGGCCAGTGTCGTAATTAAACGTACGCTTCCCAGTTTTTTTCTCCAGGCCATCAACCATTTCGGTATTTTGTTTGCCATACATTGTGTCGTAATAATTTGACAAGTAATTGTCATTAAACTTATTCTGGTACTCTTGACTACCTTTGATAGTGTTGGTTAAATCGGCAAGCTTGTATTGTCCGGTCTTAGCAAGATCCGCGTAGGTTTGTAGTTCTTCAGCTTTTGCTTCCCTGCCCAGGATATCTTTATATGTTTGACCTGCTAATTTTTGCAGGTTTGGCAGAGCATTCTCTGTGTATTGTAAATTAAGAACGTTGATATCGTTCTGGGAAAACCCTGTTCCAAGTTTGTATTTATTGGCGTAATCTTGTAGTTGTTTTTCTGCTGTAATATTATCAATAAGGCCTGCCTTGAATTGATTATTAATATTGCTTAAGTAAGCGTTATAACCTGCCTTACCAGTGGCCTTGACCGCCTCTGTGTCTGCTAAATCTTGAGTTTGCTGGGCTTCCGTTTGCGCATCAATCCTTTTTTGATGCTCCAACATGTAGTTGTTGTAAGCAGTTATGGAAGGATCAAATTTTTGTTCTGGAATACTGGGACCGCCGCCCATAATTTTTACCTATGCTTCTTGTTTAAGTTTAACGTACTATTCATTTACTTGCCCATCGTGTATGAGGGGTAGTCATAGTTAAACGGTGTATTGCGCACTGGTCCAAACATCGCATCGGTAACTGCGCGTTTTTCGGCCAGGCTTTTATTTAAATCAAAAAGATTTTTGGTTTGCGCTAATTTCAAAGCGTCGGGTGCTAACTCGTCTGATACCTTGCGACCAAATTGTTCGGACGCAAGCGACATTTTTTTGGGATCAAAAATATCTTGTTGAATATTGGTAGCTAGCTTTTGCCTTTGGAAATCAACCATAGGCGCAAATGTTTGAGAGTATTGGCCCGCAAGAAGATTTTGAAGCCCTGCCCTTTCGGCAGCGGCATTTTTGTATTGTTGAATTGCAAAGTCAGCTTCTATCTGACGGTTGGCCTGCTGGCCTTGCATCACATTGCTGAATATGCTAGTTGCAGCTGAAACTCCCAGTGTTAAGGGATCAAAACCAAACATGCCACCACCTCCACTGCCGCCAGATTTACCTAAGTTGCCACCTATGGATGCACCAGATCCGTATAAATCGGAAGAAGAAAGTCCAAAAGGTAGTCCCATGAGTTTATTTTACTCCTTAAACATTTACTTAAGCAGTGAAATATTGCCTACTTGGCTGGCCTGCTCCAAGCTGAGCAAGGTGGGCAGTGCTTGCAGAAGCTCTTGAGTAAGTGTCTCCAACTGTTCCAAGGGAAGCAGCTAAAGCGGCGGGGTCACTATACCGACTAAAGGCTGCCCTAGCCCCTGATCCAATGTTTGCAATAATATCGTTAACCATACGATTCCTATCGTTAACCATACGATATTTCATTTGCTGATCTCCTTGCTCTTTGTTGTATGCAAGTTGATCTTGTAAGTATTGTTTCCGCTCAGCCGCCCTTGCTTCTGGTGTATTTTGTTGTTGTTGCATATAAAGACTTAATGCGGCACCAGTGCCAAGGGGATCTTTTTTAAATGCTTCTTGGATAGCTTCAGAACTCATGTTATAAGGATTGAATCCTGCTCCAGGAATTTGCGCTGTTGGTGCCCCAGGAGTTGCCGTTGGCGCAGGAAAAGGATTGTTGCCAGGCTGAAGCACTGCTCCAAATCTTCCTGCTAGTGGGATAGCTTTAGATAAATTTGAACTACCAAGAATAGGAGGCAGGTCACCATAGGCCCCCCTATTGCCTAGTCCAAAGGTGGGATCAAAGGTTGCCATTACGCAATACCACGAACGTTTCCGGTGTTAAGTACAGAATCCTTGTAGGGGTTGGTACCTAAGATTTGACCGGTAAGTAGAGCAGCGTTGTTTTGGGCACCAGCAGCAAGTTGACCGGCCATCATCTGTTGGTTGAGTTGGCCAGTCAAGATTGCGTTTTGCTGATTCAGTTGCATCTGGCGGTTTACGTCAGAGTTTTTGTACTTCTGAAGAATTTGATAATTTTGAGTTAAGTATTCATTGGGAATGTTAACTCCCATCTCACGCATTAGGGCAACTCGTTGTGCCAGGGCTTTGTCTGATGTGATGTTTGCCTGTGCACCGGTACCAGCAGCAGAGCCGCTTTCTCGTTGTGCGCCTGCAACGGCTCCAGCGGCATCTTGAACGGCTTGCTGTGAACCGCCCATCAAACGTCCAATGCCACCGGCTAGCTGGCCTCCGATGCCGCTAACAGCATGGCCAATACCAGCACCAACTTCACTGCCAAGTAAGCTGCCGCCGATCATGAGGGCGCCACCAAGAAGACCGCCCTTAGCTCCAGCACCACGGAGTAATTTACCGGCAAGGGCAGTACCTACGGTGGCACCTAAGCCTTCCATAATGTTGCCTTGGCCAAATTGGCCAACAGCCACAGCAGCACCCGGAGCATAACGAGCAGTTCTACCAAGGCCAGTCTTGGCTTCTTGAGGCAAAGCTTGAAGCCTTGCATTTACATCACCAGCTCCTTGTTGAATATCTTGCCCCAAAAGAGTGACGCGCTGCTTAAAACCTTCAAAAGCTTGTGAAGCCCTGGCGCCCATCCCATCCAAATTATTGGTTGCAGCAGATGGTGCCCCTGGAATTTGCGGCGGACCAGTTAAGATGGGATTAGGTGAGGCGGCTGATTGGTACCCATAAAAATTGGGATTCTGAAGACCCATTTCAGTTCCCAAGCCGGCCATAGGACCTAATCCTTGCCCGGAAGGATACCGTGGCTGGGTACCAATTCCACCAATATTAATATTTGGGTCGATTGCCATTTTAAAACTTATCTTTCAATACATTAATTTTATCAGCCTATACCTTGTTGTGAATCATTAATTATGGTTGCGCCATATTGTTCTTGGTATTGATGCAGGTCAGGTAGCCTGGGGCGATTTGCCATGGCAATAACTTCATTCACAAGATTACCTGCCGCTGCTCCAGCGGTAGAACCGGCTAGTCCTGCTAGTGCCATCATGCCAGGCTTCACACCTGCCTTGCCTGCGTAGTGCAGTGCTGCTGCACCGCCAGCAATTGCAGTGGCTGTAGGAACACTAACTGGCACGTTAAGGATGCGGGCCTCTGGAACACCCTGTAAGTTTTCAGTTGTTCCTTTGACAAGACCAAGACCAAGTAAACCTTTATCTTGGTATCTAAAATTCATGTAGTTACCATAACGCTCAGGCGTTAAGTCGGGGATCTCTGCTTTTGCAGTTGCATATTTTAATGGATCACTTTGCCGTTGCAAGAAGAAACGATCGAACAACTCTTGGCCAGGTTGTACGGAAAGTCTTCGGTCATCTGAACCAAGCTGTGAATATTCTTGAGTGTATCCTTTAGGCCTAAATTGTTCTTCCGGATTTGTAATGTCGTATATGCCCATGGATGCAGCGGCTGGTACAACTGCTCCCAGGTTTACCAACGCTCGTTGTGTTGGAGTCATTGCTTGAGCAGCTTTTTCTCCAATAGCATTTTCTAGGACTTTGTCTGCAATGGCTAGGGGATGGTTGTAACGCCAATAGAAACGCCTGGTGGAATCATTCCCAACATCAGTAAGCAAACGCGCTGCATAAGCACCCAGAAATTTAACGGGGGTTTCCGCAATCGTAATTGGTTCCCGCGCAGGAACAGTTGTGACGGTTGTTGGTGCCGGCTTTCCAGTTTGAGGATTTGTAACAATTCGACGAATTGATTGCTCTGGTGCTCCCTCTTTTAATTGACGATAGAAAGTAGGACTAAAAATGGAATGGCCCGTATCTTTAGCCAGTTCCATCATCTTTGCAGATGATGTGTAGCCTTCCTCCAGTGACTTGCCAAAATTTAAAATTGAAGTTCCTATTCCCATTACGGCCACCTGCTAGCAGCCATTACATCTAATGGATCTACATAAGAACTCATGGTTGACTCCAAACCGGCAAGTTGGAAGTTGGTTCCAGGGGAAACCATTTGTTGTCCCATGTTGTTTATGTACTGTCTTTGCAACAGTTGTTGTTCTGTTTCAACTGTTTGATCCATTTGCTGCGGTTGTTCTTGTTGAGCTTGAATTAAAGGCATGATTGCTAAACTTGATGCAATTGGTGCAACCATTTGAATGGCCCGTTGCGTACGAGATGGAATGAATTGATTATGCTCCACAACATTCCCCTTGGGGTCGGTATAAGAAAGTTTGCCTAGGTTGCCAGGGGAATATTTACCTGCTAACTGCATGCCGCCATAGTTTATGCCAAGATCAATTGCCCCTGCCGCCAAGGCAGTCAAGGGATTTGCTCCTCCAAGTAAGTTGAATCCTGTAGTTAGAACAGCACTTGGAATTGAATCCTTGAGCATTGCTTTGCTCATTTCGGACATGCCCTGCCTAGCTGCATTGGCAACAGGTTTTGCCGCAACACTAGCAACAGCTTTTTCTACGGCAGGAGCTTCCGCCATGCCAATAGGCACAAGACGGTTGCCAAAGTTAGTCAATGTTTTGGCTAAGCCCGCTCTAAATCCCATATGGCTACCTTTTTATTTATTATATTTCAACCTGCTTTTACTTCCTTAGGCGGTTCTTCAGGAACTTCTCCGCCTGCTGGTGGGCTGACAGGCGTTAACTTTTTACTGCTCAACAGGCTTGCAACTGAAGGTTCGCCTTGTACATCGTTATCTGCTTGGCTTTGCGCTAATTGCATGATGTATCCATTTGGATCTGGATTTGCTGCTGTTGGCATGCGATTTTTGGCTCGTTTTCCAGGGGGAATAGTTGGGCTTATTTTGTAAGCTTGTACCCATACTGGATTAAAATCAGGATTTTTCTTGGGGTCATTATCTGTCTGCGGTCGTCCAGTTTGAAAATCATAGTCTTGCCTGGTAAATTTACCCAGGCCAATAAACAATTGGTGATCTAGGGGTGCTT